TAAATAACTTCCCTAATTTTGCAATGCCAATTCAAGGTGGTAATAAAGATACATGGGGAACCGACCTTAGAAACTTTTTTACCGAATATTTTGACCTTAATACAGGTCAATTGCAGAATGTAGATGACCAAAATTTCAATCCTCTTAATATTGATGGTGCATCAAGCACACCATCTTTAAGAACATTAGGAACGGGCGCACAACAGGCTTGTGCTGGAAATGATAGTAGATTATCATCTGGTGGTGGTGGACAAGGCATCAATAGCCTTCCTGCTTCTAACACCTATCCAAATAATTTTACAGGTTCACATATAACAGCATTTGAATCAGACGGTTTAGTGAATCCATTGGATTGTGTTATTATGGATGTTTCAGCCGGTTGGGTACAGGCAAATGCAAACGCTCAATCAACAACGGCCGGTATGTGTGGTATTGCTCTAGTCGGTGCTGTAACAGGTGGTCAGAATTTAGATGTTCTCTTACCAAATTCCTTTGTACAATATAATAGTTGGAGTTGGGAAATCGGTGGAGATATATATATTTCACAAACATCAGGTTTAATGACACAGACACAACCATCTTCTTCAGGAGTATATATTAGAAAAGTTGGTTATGCCGTTGCATCAAATATATTATATTTTAATCCTTCACCTGATTGGCTTACTCATGCTTAATGTGGAGTTAAATAATGTCAACTAGCCCTACTTTATGGTGTACCACATATGACCAAAGTGGTACTACTATATCACCTCTTAGATTAAATCCAACAAATATGGTTGATATTGATGGCGTTGGTCAAGGAGTAACATTAGTACCAATATTATCTGCATATGTTACTAATTCATTTGATATAAATGGAGATGGAAAAAATATTTGTTTTATACCACAAGGAACACCTTATCATGTAATAATAGTAACAACAGCAACTTTAAATTGGTCTGATATAACATTAACTGCTGGTCAAACTTTTAGTAAATTATGTATGGATTCTAATTATATCTATACATATTGTAGCTCTTTAGGAACTGTTAGAAAATATAACAGAAGTAATGGAACCTTTCTAGGAACTTTTTATACTGTTCCTTCTGGTTTTATAGAAAGGATGCATGTTAATAATGGTTGGATTTATGCATTAGCTGAAAATAATACAATGTATGTATGTGATATAAGTGGTAATAATCAAAGTTCATTTAATTTTACAGGTTTAACATTTTCAATTACTTATTCATTTATATTTGATTTGAAAAATATTTATGTAAGTTGTATTACTTCTGATGGTCATGCTAGAATATTAAAATATGCTTTTAATTCAAATACTAGAACCGTTGGTAGTTTAGAAGTTGACCACGATTTCGGTTCTTCAGCTAATATATTTTGGAATGGTTTAGGAGTAGATAATTCTTATCTTTATGGATTTACATATGCTACAACAACAGGACCCGGTGGTGAACCGACCAAATCATTTGTAAAATTTAATAAAAGTGATTTATCTTATTCTGGTATATATTCACAAAGTTGGGATGGTGGTGGTTCTCCTGATACAACAACTGGTTCTTGTATAATGAGTGATTTTACTCTTACTAATATCGGTTCTTTTAATGGTTGTACTTATCAAAATACGACTGAAGTAGATGCATTATTAGTTAATTCAACATTTGGTGAATTTAACGGACTAGAATAATACTTGACAACTAAATAGATTTATGATATATTATGGCAATCTGATGATTGCCTTTTTATTTAGGAGGAACTATGTCAAATAAATTTTATTCATTTCCAAAGATAGGTCAGTTTGCCGATACAATCCGTAATATCAAACATCATTATGATTTCAAAGGTTTAAATGAAGCTGAAGAACCTATTTATCTTCACGATGTTCCTTATCCAAGTATAATTTATCAAGGTACTGTAAAACTTCATGGAACTAATGCAGGAATTATTTTTCATAAAGATGGTACTTTCCATTGTCAATCAAGAGAGCGTATTATTACTCCACAGGGAGATAATGCGGGATTTGCAGCTTTTGTTTATGCTCTACCAGAAGAAATTATGAATATTCTTCGTAAACCAAAAACGGCTATATATGGTGAATGGTGTGGTGGAAATATTCAAGGTGGAGTTGCCATTCATGGACTTTCGAAGATGTATGTTATTTTTGCAAAGAAAGATATTTCAATTGAAGATGAAGAAGATAAGGAACAACATTGGATTAGAAATGATTTTACTTATGAAGAAGAAAAAAATTTAAATAAACATAATATTTTTTCTTCGTTACAATTTCAAACAGTTGCATTAAGGATTGATTTTGAACATCCAGAAATTGCACAAAATGAATTAATTAAATTGACAGAAGAAGTAGAACAATGTTGTCCAGTTGGGAAACATTTCGGTAAAGAAGGTGTAGGAGAAGGAATTGTTTGGAAACCATTAGATTCAATTGAAAATAAAAATTATTCAAATAGTGGTTATTGGTTTAAAGTAAAAGGTGAAAAACATTCTAGTTCTAAACATAAGACTCTTGCACCAATTGATGTTGAAAGTGTAAAAGCTATTGAAGAATTAGTTGATATTGTTTTAACAGAAAGTCGTGTCGAACAAGGTATAAATAAGATAAAGGAATCTGGAAAAGAACCTTCCATGAAAACCATTGGTGAATTTCTGAAGTGGTTAATGAGTGATATTGAATCAGAAGAAGCACCATTGTTAAATGCTTCTGGAATTGAACGAAAGAAGATTTATGGAAAAGTTTCACAAAGGTCTAAGATAATGTATATGGAGAAAATTAATAAGTTATAATGTATTATTTATTATATAAAATTAAAAATTTAATAAATGGTAAAATATATGTAGGAATTAAAGGTTCTAAAATTTTATCATTAGGTGATTATTATGGTTCTGGTAAATTAATAAAACAAGCAATTAAAAAATATGGATTAAATAATTTTGAAAGAAAAATTATTTTATTATCAGAAGATGAAAATTATATTCGTGAAAAAGAGAGAGAAATTGTTTGTGAATCTTTTTTATTAAGTTCTAAAGTATATAATTTAAATTTTGGTGGTCATGGTAGTTTTGGTTATTGACATACTAAACCAAGAACAAAATTACAATTAGAACATTGTATAAAAATAAATAAAATAAGCCATAATAAGAAATGGAGAGAAAATTGCGGAAGAAAATCTAAATTAACAAACAAAGAAATTGAGGAAATTAAAAATAGTAATGAAAATCAATATGTTTTAGCTAAAAAATATAATGTTACACAATCACTTATTAGTTATTATCAAATAAAAGAAAGAAGGAAAAATGAAAAAATATTTTAAATATTTCTGGTATATTGTTAAACATAAATGGTATGTGGGTATTTTTTGTTTTAAAGAAGGATTATATTGGCGTGGAATTTTTCATGATATGCATAAACTAAGACCTTTTCCATTTTGGGCATATGCTAATTATTTTTATGGTAAAAATCATGAAATAAAAGGTAAAAGCGAAACAGGTTATTCAAAACCTAGTAAAACCTGTGACCCTAATTTTGATAAAGCATGGTTGTTTCATCAAAAAACACAAAAACACCATTATCAATTTTGGATTTTATTAGAAGACTGTGGGATTACTAAACTTATTCCAATGGATGAAAAATATTGGAAAGAGATGATTTGTGATTGGTATGGAGCTAGTATCGCAACGGGTCATGCAAACTTTACTAATTATAAAGAGAATACAAGAAAATGGTATTTGGCGCATAGACCTATTATAAAAATTAGTAATGATACTAGAAAATCAATAGAAAAAATGATGGGAATTGACCTTCATTTAGAGGAAGATTAAAATGCAAAAACCGGATAATGCAGATTTATATGATTGGGATTCTTTTATTGATTTTTTGAATATAAATCAACAGGTAAAACATCATGAATTACTTTGGGATTATTGGAAAATGGGATTTGTAAAAGCTATAAGTAATGTTATGAAAGAAAAAGAACTTGACAATATGAAGAAAATATGGGATAATATTGATAAAGTAGAAATTCATAATTTTTGGGATTAAGAAGGAGATATAATGAAAAAAGATTTATTCGATGATAGTGACACTTTAGAATGGGTTTTGAATGTTGAACCAAATATGTTAACATATAATAGAATTTATTCAAGAGAAGTTATTGATAATGCATTAAAAGAATTTGTTGAACATCCTTCAGCATTTGTAATAACTGGAACAACAAACGATGATGATACTATTCCACTTGTGAATGTTGTCGCTATAGTAGAAAACTATAGAATAGAAGAAGATAATAGTATTAAAATTTATGTTAAACCTGTAGCTTCAGGTAAATATTTACCTGATAATATGACTGTTTCATTAGTTGGTTATGGAAGTGTAGATATAAACAATGAAGGTAATGATATTATTAGTGCTTTGACAATAACAGTTCTAACTTTACAACCAGAACCACTTGAGGAAGAAACTACCGATGATGACAACCTTATTCTTAGATTTTAATAACCTTGCAATTAGGACTGTGTTTTCTGATAAGGATACTATCAATAATCCAAATCCTGATTTTAATCTCCATAGAGATGCTTTACTTACCTCTATCTTTTACAACATTAGGAATTTCAAACCTGATGAAGTAATCCTTGCCGTGGATGATGAAAATTGTTGGAGAAAGAAGATTTATCCAGAATATAAGGAACATCGTAAGTCCAAGAAAGATAACGATATTTTTCCGTGGAATTCTTATTATTCCTATATATCTGAATATATTGAGGAAATTAAGGTTATCTTCCCATTTGTCGTTTTAAAGGTTCCTTACTGTGAAGCCGATGATGTTGTCGCAGTTCTCACAAAACATCTCCAAAATGCCCTTAAAATCGTTGTGACAGCCGATTCTGACTACATTCAGCTATTGGATATACCAAATCTCAAGCTATATAATCCTTTGACCCAAAAATTCATTACAGATGATAATCCAAAACTTACAATGGAAATCAAAATTGTCGGTGGTGATGTGGGTGATAATATCCGTTCTATTGAGAAAAGGAAGAGGGGAGAAGACCCTATTCTCAAGACAAAGATTGGTGAAAAGACAGCCTTGAAATTGATTAAGACAAATGAATTGGTTCCCCTATTGGAAAGTAATGAGGAAATAAATAATAATTATAAGAGGAACAGACAATTGGTTGATTGGGGTTATATTCCTAATGTTCTTCAAACCAAGATACTTGAGATGTATAACTCATATACAATACCAAATTCTAGTGATTTATTTAATTTCTTTCTGAAACATAGATTGAGAAAACAAATGGAAGACATTTCATTAACCAAAGATTTGATAGCACCGTTGGTTAGAAAGAGATATGATTCAGAATTTAAAAGTATGTTTTGTGAAAAGGAGTAAAAAATGGGTATGCCATTAACACCCTATGAATGGGTTTTGATTTATATTTTTATGGCACTTGTAGTTATAACTCATTAAGGAGTAAGTGATGACCGAAGACGATGTTTATTTACCAACAATCAGTATTATCATGCCTGTTTACAATATCAAAAAAGAATTTTTAGATGAAGCTATTAAATCTGTAACAGAGCAGATATATCCGGGTTGGGAACTTTGTATTGCAGATGCAAGTGATGATTTCTTAACCAAAGAATATTCAAATACTTTCAGAATAAAGGTTGTTCGATTAGAAAAGAATTTGGGTATTGCTCTCAATACCAATGAGGCATTGAAATTAGCAACCGGAGATTTTGTTACATTTTTAGACCATGATGATTTGTTGGATAAACATTTTCTTTATCATTTTGTTGATTTCTTTTTAAAACAAGGTGATTTCGATATTTTATATTTTGATGAAGATAAAACCTCTGATGGTATAAATTTTGGTAATAGATTTTTGAAGCCAGTTTGGTCGCCTGATTTATTAAGAAGTTATAATTATATTTGTCATTCTGTTATCTATAAAAAAGATTTATTAAAAGATGGTCTAAGAGAAGGATTTGAAGGCGCACAGGATTATGATTTAATATTGAGAGCAACAGAAAAAGCAAAGAAGATTTGTCATATTCCTAGAATTGCTTATCATTGGCGTATGCATCCTAATTCAACTGCTCAAGATATTAATTCAAAAGATTATGCTAATGAATCTGGAAAGAAAGCTTTAGCAGAACATTTAATACGAATAGGAAGAAAAGGAATAGTTAAAGACGGATATGCTAAAACAGCATATAAAATTGAATATGAATTAGAAGAAAAACCGAAAGTTTCAATATTGATTTGTAATCATAATCAGGCTGCACTTTTAAATAAATGTATCACTTCGATATTAGGCAAGACAACTTATCCAAATTATGAAATAGTTATTGTTGAAAATAATTCAACCGATAGTGATATTTTTACTTATTATGAAGAAATTAAAAAGAATAGTGATAAGGTAAAGATACTCAAATGGAATTATAAATTCAATTTCTCTGCTATAAACAATTACGGTATTGACCATATAAATAATGAATATATCCTACTTCTGAACAATGATACGGAAATTATTAATCACGATTGGTTGGATAGAATGATGGAATATATTGTTCGGGAAGATGTTGGTGTAGTTGGAGCTAAACTTTATTATGCAGATGGAACGGTACAACATGCAGGGGTTGTTATATCTGCAAAAGCACCTCAACATGTAGCCCATAAAGCCAAGAGAACAGATAGTGGTTATTTTGGTAGATTACAAGTTGTACAAGATATAACTTGTGTAACTGGTGCTTGTATGATGATAAAGAAATCATTATGGAAGAAACATGGTGGTCTTGATATTAATTTAGCATATGCTTTCAATGATGTAGATTATTGTTTTAGATTATTTACTTTGGGATATCGTATTGTTTGGACACCATATGCAGAACTTTATCATTATGAATCACAGACAAGAGGTTATGAAGATACACCGGAAAAGAAGAAAAGATTCGGTGGTGAAATAAGATATATGAGTAATAGATGGGGTGAATTTTTAGCAAAGGGCGATACAATGTATCGGGTGGGATAATATGAATAAATTTAAAAAAGCTATAGAAAAATGGGGTATTGATTCTCAAGAAGATATGATGATTGAAGAAATGTCTGAATTAATTAAAGCAATATTAAAATATAGACGTAAACCAGAAGATGATGAAAAATATGAAAATGTTTGTGAAGAAATTGCAGATGTAAATATTATGTTAAAACAAATGAAAACATATTATACAAATTGGCCTAAATATCATAAAGAAAAAATGATAAGATTTAATTCTTTATTGGAGAAAAATAATGTATAGAGTTAATTTATGCATGGCAACATTTAACCGATTGGAATTAACAAAACAATCTATATCTTCCATAATTGAAACGGCATCTGATAATATTCCTTATATGATTTCCGTTCTTGATAATGGTTCAACCGATGGAACACCAGATTATTTAAAAAATCTTTTTGATGAAAAGAAGATACATAATTTGGTATTGATGCCTAAGAATATTGGTATATCAAAGGCTCATAATATTTTATGGAAACATTATGATGATATTGATTGTTATGCTAAGATAGATAATGACGTTACGTTTAATAAGAAAAATTGGTTAGATGATATTATGACTATATTAGACCATTGCCCTTCAGTTGGAGTATTAGGTTATAATGTAGAATCTAAAAATGCATATGGTGTTGTTGGTGAAAATGGTTATCGTTATAGAGTTAAGGGTGGTAATATCGGTGGTGCTTGTTTCTTTATTCCAAAAAGAACAAAAGAAAGATTAGGTTATTGGAATGAGGGATTTGATTTATATGGTGAAGAAGATGCAGATTATGGTTTTCGTATACTTATAACAAATAATCTTAAAAATGCTTACATGGAAGATGAAACCGTAATGAATCATTTACCAGATAATGATAGAGGATATATGGATTTTAAGGTTAATCAAAGAAAGAAAAATCTTGATGGTATACTTCATAAATATCAAATGCAATATAGAAATAATAAAGACAATAGCATATATCATAATTCTAATTCAATTAATGAAATAGAACATGTTTTTATGACAAATATAAAGGAATAATATGAAATTTTATGGTCAAAGTTTATTAACAGAAGGAGCAAGAGGTGGTTCAAATGAGCCAATTGATAAAATATTGTATGATAGATATTTTACAAATCAAAAAGAAGGTAAGGCTATTGAATGTGGAGCTAATGATGGATTATTCATACCTACTTGTTTAGTATTTGAAGAAATAGGATGGTTAGTTTGCAATGTCGAAGCATCAAAAATAAATTATGATAAATTAGTTAAAAATAGACCGCATAGTACAAATTTATTTGTTGCTTTATCTAATACAAATAATAAAGAAGTAAATATTTATAATTATAATGGTGATAATGGTGGAATGAATGGGATGAATGTTGACGAAGCTGTTAAAAGAATGTATGGGAATCCTTCAATAACCACTTGTCATACAAATACATATGATGCCCTTTTTGGTGATAATGATATTGATTTATTTGTTTTGGATATTGAAGGTCATGAAATAGAAGCTTTAGAAGGAATTAATTTTGACAGAAAAATACCAAAAGTAATTTGTGTTGAACATAATCATGTTGGTCTTAATAGAATAAAAGATTTTCTACAACAAAAATATATATTAGATTTTAATGATAAACTTAATGCAATATTTGTGAGGAAATAATGATAACATTATTTACTAGTTATTATGAAAATTATAGAAAAGATGATTTATTGTTTTCTATACAAAAAAATATTGAAAATAAATATCTTGATAAGATAGTTATAATTTGTGAGAATGAATTAAATATAGAAAATGAAAAATTAGTTAAGATTTCTTCAACCAAGAAACAACAAACATTTACTGATTTTTTTAACTTGGTAAATTCATTTGATAATCCAGATATAAGCATAATTTCAAATTCTGATATGTATATGGGTGATAATATAAATCTAGTAAATAATATGAAAGAGAATGAATGTTATGCTTTGACCAGATATGAAGAAAATGGTCATCTTTATCCATCACCACATCATTCTCAAGATACATGGATTTTTAAAGGTAAGATAAAAGAAATATGGGGTGATTTTGCTCTCGGTATAATAAGGGGATGTGATAATAGGATTGCTTATGAAATAGAAAAAGCTGGTTACATCATAACAAATCCTTGTTTAACTATAAAAACTTTTCATAAACATACTGTAAGAAAACCACCATCCAAAGAAGCGATACCTCAACCATATAAAACAATAATAGGAACTGCATTATGATGAATATAACCGAATTATTTAATACTTTCAAACATAAAATTGATTGGTGGTTTAAAAAGAAATGTAAAAATTATAGAGCAGCAAATGAAGCAGATGCTTTAGCATGGCAATTATATTTAGGTTGGAATTGTGATTGGAAAATGAATTCTGATGATAAAGATATTGTATTTGAAGGAACTAAAGAAGGAATAAAAGCAAATACGGAAAGGAATAGATTATTAGAAAAATTAGAAAATATTTTTGTTTCAGAACAAAAAGAAGGTGGAGAACCAACAACTGAAAGTTTGGCAATGTGTATAGATAAAGCTATAATAACATATATGAAAATAATAAATTGTAAATCTGAAAATCGTATAAAAGAATTACAAAAACAATTAGATTATATTTTAATAAATGCAGATAAATTGTATAATGATATTATGTCTGGAAAGAAAAATATAATAACTTTTTCTCATATGAAAGATTACATGTAATGAAATATTTAAAAATAGAAGGAAACAACGCAGGATTATTTTCTACTTTTCTTATTACCATTGATAATTTACTTTATTGTGATAAAAATAATATTATACCTACTGTAAATTGGTTCAATCCTAATTATTCTATCGGTAACAACAATAATGTTTTCAATAATTATTTTGAGTCTATTGGCAATGGAAAGGGAGAATCATCAAGGAAAGAATTTTATCATGGTTTTGACATTAATTATTTAACAGAAAATAATGATTATAAACTTGAATTAAGTGGAATAATAAATAAATATATCAAAATTAAAAAGGAAATTGAAGAGAAATTGAATTCTTTTTTAAATCAATATTTTACTGAAGATATAGTTGGAATTCATATTAGAGGAATGGAAGGCGACAATAATGGTGGTACTAGTCAAGAAAATTTTGATAAACTTAAAGATTTAAATTTTTATTATGAACTTCTTAAAGATGTTCCAAACAAAATATTTATAGCTTCAGATAACAACGAAGTTATTAATTATTTAAAAAATAAATTAGGTGATAAAATAATAACACAGGATATTTATAGATGTGAAAATTTTGTAAATACTGGACTTCATTTTCAAGAAACCGATAATTATAAAAAGGGTGAAGGAGTATTATTAGATGTATTGTTATTAAGTAAATGTAAAGAAATAAAAATGAGACAAAGTAATATTCCAGTTTCAGCTTTATTATGGAATCCAAAATTAAAATACGAGAGGTATGATTAATGTTAGGAATAGATAAAGATATTGTGGCTTATGAAGAATTCAAAAGATTAATAAATTTATATAATATTAAAACTATAGTAGAAACTGGAACATGGATAGGAAATACAACTGAATCATTATTATCTATTTGTGATAATGTTTGGAGTGTAGAAGTTAATAAAGATTCGTTTAATAAGGCATGTGAAAGATTTAAAGGTAATAATAATATAAAATTAAAATTATTGAATATGGATTCAGTAGAATTTTTAAAAAGATATATGAATTTTTTTCTACAACCTATTCTATTTTTCTTAGATGCTCACGGCCCACCTATCCCATTATTAGGTGAATTGGAAGTTATAGCCGATAATAAAATCAAACCAATAATAACAATACATGATTTTGCTGTTCCAAACAAAAACTTTAATAATGATGGATTTGATTTTAAATATATTGAATCATCATTAATTAAAATATATGGAAAAGATGGTTTCAATTATTATTATAATCAAGAATGTAATCGTCAAGGGAATAAACCAGAATGTGTTGGAATAATTTATATATTACCAAAGGTATAATATGATATACGATTGTTTTACTTTATTCAACGAATTAGATTTATTAGAAATTAGATTAAGAATAATGAATGATAAAGTAGATTATTTTGTCATTGCAGAGGCAAATAAAACTCATACAGGAAAAGATAAACCATTATATTTTGAACAGAATAGGGAAAGATATAATGAATTTTTAAATAAGATAATTTATATTCCAGTAACCGATATGCCAAATGTTGAAATAGATTTAAATCGTTGGTCTGGTTCTGGAAAATCAAAAGAAAATAATCCTGCATGGATTCTTGAGAGGCATCAAAGAGATTGTTTAAAAAGAGGATTAATAAATATAAAAGATGATGATATAATTATTATATCAGATTTAGATGAAATTATAGACCCAAAAATATTGGATACAAATATACAAGGTGTTTATAAGGCTGAACTCAAATGGTGTTGTTTTTTTGCCAATAGAGTAAAAGGTACATGTAATTGGGGTGCTGTTATCGGAAGAGGAAAACATTTTAGTAATCCTAATGCTTGGAGAGATAGCGGTTTACCAGTTATTAAAAATGCTGGTTGGCATTTAAGTTGGTTAGGTGGTGTTGATTCTATAATAGAAAAAGTTGAAGCTTTTGCTGAAATGCAAGAAAATAAACCAGAGAATAAAGACAGAGAAAGAATAGCTAGATGTTTGAATAATGATGAAGATATGTTTAGACAAGGTGTGATTAGAACATATAATGAATATCCACCTATTTTCAATGAACCAAAATTTCAGAAATATTTAAAGAGGTAATAAATGTTTGGAATAGATGGCGATAAAACTGCATACGAAGAATTTAAAAAACTTATTAAAAAATATAAAATTAAAACGGTAGTAGAAACGGGTACTTATCATGGAAAAACTACAGAAGCTTTGGCTAGTATTTGTGATAATGTTTACAGTATAGAAATTAATACAGAGTTATATAATGAGGTTTATAAAAAAATTAAAGATAATAAAAGAATAAAATTATTTAATATGACAACTATAAATTTTTTGAAAGAAAATATTCCAAATTTTATACAGCCAATTTTATTTTTCTTAGATGCTCACAAAATGGAAAGAGAATATAATACTTTTCATCTTAATAGTATCAATGAACCTTTACTTGATGAATTAAATATTATTGGAGAAAATAAAATTAAACCAATTATAGTGATTCACGATTTCATGGTTCCCGAAAAATACTCTGGTTATAAATATGAATCAATAGAACCATTTTTAACAAAAATATATGGGGAAAATAATTATAGATATTATTACAATGAGACAAGTTTTAGTGAAGAACATCCTTGTGGAATAATATATATATTACCTAAAGAATAAATGAAAATCTATTGTTATAATAATTTACATAATGGTGATAATTTATTTAGCCGACCTTTAATTAAAACGTTATTATCTAAAGGACATGATGTTTTAGTAGGTTGTTTTTTAAATATGGCATATTTATTTTCAGATTTTCCTAGTTTAAAAATAGCTCATTTTAATGAAGGTAAAGGTGATTTACTTTCTCTTTGTCCACAAGATTATTTTCCTATAGATACTTGGTTAGGACATAGTTGGAGAAAAAATGATTTTATAGGAATAAATTGGAAAAATTTTGTTGAATTATTTAATGAACAATCACCATTAGATAAATTAGAATACAATCCTGATGATATTCCTTTTATGGATTTTAATATAGATTTAAGTATAGATGTTCCAGAAAATACAATATATATTGCCAATTCTAATTGTCGTGGTGGTTGTTCAAGTTTCATATTTAATTTAGAAAGATTATCAAAAAATTTCCCTCAATATAATTTTTTATGTACACAAAATCCTGAATATAAAAATTCAAATGTTTTAGATTATTCAAATAAAAATTTAATAGAATTATCTAAAGCAAGTGAAAAATGTATAGCAATACTTGGAAAAGGTAGTGCGCCTTCAGATTGTACTATCATAAATAGTAACATAGGAAAACCAAGAGCATTTTGTGGTTTTCATGGAAGAGGTCTTAAACCTTGCTATCCACATCCAAAAGATAGAACTGAATTTTTAAATACAATGGATGAAGTAATAAAATTTATCGGGAGGATTTAGTGAAGAAATATATTGTTATAACAACTATAAATGAACCTACTGAGGCAATTATTAAATTTTCAGAAATGAAAGATTGGGAATTAATTATTGTTGGTGATTTAAAAACTCCTCATGATTCATACAAAAATATTAGATGCAGTTATTTCTCTCCTAAATTACAAGAATCATTGTATCCTAAAATATCAAAAATTATAGGTTGGAATACTTCTGTTAGAAGGAATTTAGGTTTCATTGAAGCATATAATAGAGGTGCAGATATTATTGCTTTAACAGATGATGATAATATACCCTATGATTTTTGGGGTCAAAATATGATGATAGGAAAAGAAGTAACTCTTGATTATTGGACAACATCGAATAAAGTATTTGACCCATTATTTGTAACAGACCATCCTCATTTATGGCATAGAGGTTATCCTATAACCGATGTAGGAAAAAGAAATGCTTATTATAGTGAAGATGGTATAAAGATAAAACCTCTTATACAAGTAGATTTATGGGATGGAAACCCTGATGTTGATGCTTTAGAAAGAATGATATTTGATATTTCGGATATAAAATTAAGAATTGATTGGCCTTTTTGTACAAATAAAATATCTCCTTTCGATAGTCAAAATACTTTTATATCAAGAGATTTAATTAAATATTTTATGCTTATTTCAGGTGTAGGCAGAGTAGATGATATTTGGGGTTCTTATCTATTACAAATGACTTATAAAAGTGATAATCCTTATATTGTATATTCAAGACCTTCAGTATATCAAAAGAGAAATGAACATGATTTGTTAGATGATTTTAATTTAGAAGTTTATGGTTATAATAATACTACAAAATTTTTAAATAAAACTTTAGATAAATATAGTAGTATAATGGAAACATATGCAGTATATCAATCATATTTTAATTAGGAGACAACATGAGTAAAGATATGTTAAGGCAATGGAAGTCAAAATGGAATAGTTTCAACGGTGCAAAGGCATTGGTTCATGTTCCTTATTGGAAACCAATTATTGAAGAAGATAGAATACCTTTTCCTCTTTTTGTAAGTATAGACCCTTGTGGAGTATGTAATCTTCGATGTCATCATTGCAATGCAGCTGAAATTCTTAGAAATAAACATACTGTTATGGATAAAGAACGGATAGATACAATAATTGATATGCTTGTATATTGGAAAACAAAAAGTGCTTGTGTCGGTGGTGGTGGTGAACCATTGATGAATAAGAATACATATTATCTTATAAATGAATTACATAAGAATAAAATTCAATCAGCCCTTGTTACTAATGGAACACATTTAGGGGAAGATGTTGAAACATTACTAAAATTAACTTATGCAGGAATTTCGGTAGATGCCGCAACTACAGAAACTTGGCAAAAGGTAAAAGGAACAGATAGATATACAATTGAAAATATTTTTGATAATATTAGGAAAGTAACTGGAAAAGGATTAGAAATTACATATAAATATCTTTTGTTGCCGAGCAACTTTCATGAAGTTTATGAAGCTTGCAAGATTGCTAAAGATTTAGGTTGTGAACAGTTTCATCTTCGTCCTGCCGCTCCACCGTGGTTTGAAAATGAACGGTCTTATAATTATGATGCAGAAATTAGAGCAAGTGTAAATCTTCAGTTGGATAAGGCAAGAGATGATTTTGAAGATGATAATTTTAAAATCTTTGGTGTTGTACAAAAATTTTCTGATGAATGGAAGACCCAATTAACATTCAAGAAATGTTGGACTTGCTATACAACCTGTGCTATTTCTCCTGATGGAACAGTAACATTATGTTGTGATAGGAGAGGTGATGCTACAGTTGAACTTGGTAATATTAAGGATATGAAAGAATTATGGGGTAGTAAAGAACATAAAATGATTCATAGACTTATTGACCCACGAAGATGCCCAAGATGTACTTTTGGTCATGTGAATGAAATATTCGAACAAGTAATTCAAAAAGATTGTACAAATTATAATTTCTTTTAAGGATAATATGAGTATTTGTTCTAATTGTATAAGATATGAAGGTAAAAAAGATATATCTAATTTTGAAGGAAAATTAATTAATTTACATATATGTAAATATCCTAGTATAGAATCACATGTAGTTTATGATGATGGAGTATTTGAAAGAATGGAAATATGTATTTTTTTTAGCGGCATCTTAAATATGATATATTTAGTATAAGCCAATAAATAAGAGGTGGTAAGATGAAAGTGAAAAGGAAAATAATGAGAAATAAAAGAAAAACTAAAGAGGGACAGACTCATATAATAGATGAAAGTATTAAGAAATTTTTCCCGCCAACATCACATATGGGCATTAAATCTCCGTCTAGATGGGAGCAATCTAGCTCATCATAAAAAGCTTTATTAGCTGTAAAAGAACAGAAAGGTATAAGATAAATGGAATATCCAATAGCTGAACTTTGTGACCGATATAGTATTGCTTCTCTTAAATCTGCAAGAATTGGTAGTGATGAATGTACACAAGAAAAAGAAACTTTAACAAGAGAATTAATACAAGTAATGGGAAAATATGATTTAAGAAAAGAAATACAGGAATTAATTAATATTAATGCTGAAATATGGGATTTAGAAGCCGCTATTCGTCAAGGTAAAGATGAAGAATTAGGTCTTGAAGAAATTGGTCGGAGAGCAATTGCCATTCGTGGAAAAAATAAAATAAGGATTGAAATTAAGAATAGAATAACTGAAAAAACAGGTAATGGATTCAAGGATATAAAAAAGAATCATATATCTGTATAAATAGATTCAGGAGGAAACTGAATGGAACCGAATAAACCAGTAAAACAATTGATTGTTAATTACATTAGTGATATGGGTGGTTGTGGTTATTTGAGAACTATATGGCCTAATGAAATTCTAAATGCAAAGTTTGGAGCTAGAAAGATGTATGAAGGTTTTTATACATCAAGATTTCTGGTTGACAAAAATATCCTAAAAGCTACCAAAGCAATTCATCTTCAAAGACAAATTACAGACCAACAACTTGAATATATAAAATGGATGCGTAGTTTTATTGATGCTGAAAATCCAGAATCAATAATGATTTATGATATGGATGATAAGATTGATTGCATACCTGAATATAATCAAGCAAGAAATTATTTTCAGACTTTGAATTATATGAAGAACCTAACTGAAATTGCAAATACAGTTAATATATTTACTGTTTCAACACAACATTTGGCTGATTGGATTACGTCACTTGGATGTAAAAGTGAAGTTAAAGTAATACCAAATCTTTTACCAAAATATATTTATAAACCATTTGGATTTACTAAACCAGTTAATGTTAAACCTAGAATAGTATGGGCAGGTTCGGCAACTCACTATAACAATCAATTCAAAGGTGACTTTGAACCCATATTTGATTTGATATCGAATACAATTGATGAATTTGAATGGGTTTTCATGGGAGTAAATAAACTTCCAGTTTGGCTTGAACCACTTGCTAAGAAGATTAGAATAATTGGTTGGACAGCAATTTCAAATTTTCCAATGTCAATAAAACAAGTCAATGCCGATTTTGGTTTAGCTCCATTACTTGATAGTGATTTTAATAATTCAAAAAGTAATATTAAGATGATGGATTATTGGTCATCAGATGTTATATCAATTGGTAGTGATGTTAAACCTTATAAGCAAAGTGAATTATTTCTTAAAAATAATTGGAAGGAAGATAGAGAACAAATACTAAATATCTTTAATGATAAAGTAGAAACGGAAAGAATTATTCAGAATCAAAATAGAAAAATGGACAAGTTTTGGTTGGAAGATAATTTAGACATTTATATGAAAATGTACGGTTTGAAATATACTCTTTAAGGGGGAATCACAATGAAAGAAAGTACAATTATTCAGCAGTTTAATTTATTGAACAAGAAATGTAATATGTTAGCCGAAGCATTAAAGAACCAAGAGAAGCATATTCAAAAGATTTATATGATTGAAAATGCTGTATCAGTTACAATGGATGCTTTTATCAAGACATTAACAGCAAAGGGTGTTGTTTCTGATGAAGAAATAAAGTTACAAATTGAAACTGAAACAAAGAAAAGGCAAGCCAAGAGAAATGAAGTAAAGAATAAAGAAGTTGAAGCACAACCTGATTTCGGTGCGAATACTAATTTAATGCCTTCTTCGGAACCAGAAGTAGAAGCAGACCAACCAGTATCTTAAATTGGTGTTACACCTGTGATTACAACAGGTAAATTATTAACACGATATCTGAATACATCCGTACCAACATTAGCTCCACCATTGTAGCTATATTGTACGGATAATATTTTTTCTTCCCAAAGTTTAGTTTCATCAATAATTACATTTATTGTGGAAGGAATCAATACATTATATTTATAAGTTGTGGGTACTACAATTGTGCTAGGTATATCAAGTGGTGGATTACCTATAATTGGGTCTACTAAAGGAACATAACCAGTATAACCGCTTGTAGCAATCATTGTAGCATCATAAGAATCACCACTAATGGATAACAATAAAGCATCATCAACTCTCCATGCAAGTTGGTCTGGTGTTACATTTCTTTCATTTTCATCTTTAAACCATAAAACTATTACACATGAAGAACCTTCGTTTACTATATTGTCTGCCATTTTAGCCTCTTAGAATTGTTGCTTGTTATAACTCATATCATTTGTTAATTTAAATGTAACATGAGTTGTTTCTTCATGTGGGTAAAAATCTACATTATTACATTCATTAAAAATAAATTGGACTTTTGTTAACTTGAAGGGATATTGATTTGGACTTCTATAGATTATCTTAACTAACATCCTTCGGAATACCTCTTTCCAATTCCTTAATTATAATATTTCCTTTTAATTCTTTCTTAATACTCTCAAAAATAACCATAGGATTAACATGTTCTCCACAAGTACAAACATCAAGCATTGCATAACCATGTTCAGGCCATGTATGGATTGATGCATGGCTTTCTGATAATCCTACAACAACTGTAACTCCTTGTGGCTCAAATGAATGTGATGTATGACCTAAAACTGTAGCCCCACCTTCAAGGCAGGCCTTTAGCATGATATTGACAAGTTCCATCTCGTTGTTCAATATTGATTTGTCGCAGCTTGTCGCTTCGCAAATTAAATGATGACCAAGTTTTAGTTTCATTATACATACAATCCTTACAAATTGAGGTTATTGTTTATCTTCCTGTTTATCTTCCAATGCTTTTTCTAATGGAATATCATCTTTACCATTTCTATCTGTACCCTTCAATGCTCTAATAAGTTCAACAGCTTTTGCAGTAGAATATGTCATAACCATAGCGAGTGCATATGCCACAAAATCTTTCCAATCCAAATTTCTTGCTATTGATTCTTCAACAAAACCATAACTTAAAACCAAAGCTGCTAATACTGTTAAATATCTTCCGATACTGTGCTTACCATTTTCATCTTTTAAAACATCTAATGCCATACAATACATTTCTCCTACACAGAACCAATATAAAGATTAAATTGAGGTATCTTGTTAGTAAACGCATAGAATCTAGCTAATGCTACATCTGAACCTATTCCATATGTATTTGTTGAGTCTATTGAATTGTTTAATAATAAACAACCCAAAGAATCTTTTACATAATTGCCATTATGAAGAAGAATGGCAGTTCTTCCAACAACATTCTGTAATTCATAAACATAACCATCATTCAGAATAATTTTACTATCAGTTGAAGGAACAAATTTAACAACATATTGTCCTTCAGGGATACAAACTATTTCTCCAACTTTGGGTCTTTCAACTACTGCACAACTAAATCCTTCGGATGATAAAATTCCTAATGTTACTAACGGATAATATGTTCTTATAAGTTGGAAGTCCATATTAATCTCCTTGTTTCCTAATTTTTTCAATTAATAATTCTAGGTCTTTTTCCTTTACAAAAAGATTTAATTCCTTCAAAAGTCTCAATGCATCCTCTCCTGATTTTATTCTTGCATATACTTTTCTGGTTGCTTCGACTTCTGGAACATAATGTAAGGCTTTCTTTCTGTCCTTTTCTTCATAATTATTTGGGTCAGACTTATAAGCCAATGATTTTCCAAAGGATTCTAATTCCTTCAGGACATTCAGCTTTTTACCGACATAATAAAAATCTCTAAAAGACATAAATTTAAACCTCTCCAAGTATTTATATCTTACCGTATTTAGTTTTTTCGATAATTTTATCAGTTTCTTCAGGATGTTGCCACCTTATAAAATGACTAGTTTGTATATCAAATATGGCAAATTGATTAGGATTATTATCATTTACAAAATATCTAACTCCATTAATCTGAATTTTCCCACTTCCAATGTTTTTACTGGAAATCCTTCTTGCATATAAACCATCAATCTCTCTTTGGCATGGTCTTTGCTATACTTCAATTGGTCACAAATATCATAGAAAGTTAATTTAGCCTTTGTTACATGTTTCCTCAGTCCCCGCCCTATTGCTTGTTTCAAACGAATATCGCTCTTACCGAGCCACAAGCCTATTATAGCGTGTAATCTTGGGATATTGATACCTACGCTGAAAGTTCCCAAAGAAGCGATTGTAACCACGTTTCCGTTCTCTGTAGCCGATATTCTGATGGATTCTCTGGTTTTAACATCAACATCTCCATCAACATAGTAAAAAGTCTTCCACGGAAATTCAGCTTTCAAGAATTCATAATATCGTTTTCCAAACTCAAGTTCATCAAATAACAACAAAATATTCTCATTATCCATTGTAATATCAATGAGTTTACGGACAATTAACATCCTTCTCCTATCATTTTGGATAATATCTTTCTCCAATTGATAGTCCTTAGAGCATGATTTATTTATGTTTTTTGGATAAAAATAATTTATTTGGACAACATCTATAGGGGATATGAACCCTAATTTAATCAATTCATCCGATTTTATTGTATGCAGAACCGGCCCAAAGTTACCAATAATTGTTAGTTTATCACAAATTTCTTTTGGTAAAGAACCTGTAACTCCGATTCTAATTTTTGCATTATTACATTTCTCAAATACTCCTTTTATCTCTAATGCTTTGGCAGTATGTACTTCATCTGAAATTACAATATTAACAGTTTCCAAAAATTTAGGAACATTCTTTAATGATTGCCAAGTACCAACAGTTATTCGTTTGGTTAAATCTTTTTCATCTTTATAATATTTTCCTAATTCTTTTCGACTCATTCCATATAATTCAAAATCAGAAACAAATTGTTGAATCAAACCAATACTAGGAACAATAACCGTAATTTTATCTTCTGGCCTAGCAATCATAAAATATTTCAAGATAAGAAAAAGTGTTAATGTTTTTCCCGATGAAGTAGCATGTTCAAGCAAACCTCTCCTATTTGTTATTGCTATTTTAGCTCCTTCAATTTGATGTTCATATGGAACATATTTTTTAAATTCATCAAGAACTCTATTCCAAACGAAAGTATCTATCCACGGAATATCATAATCAAAAGAATTATCATAAACAAATTCAAGTTTATGAATACTGATTACTTCATCAAGCATTGAACGCAAACCGATTGGTAAAAGTCCTGTAGTGAGATTGAAGAAACGAATCTTTCCATCCCAAATACCAGCTTTGTATTTTGGGTTCCAAATAAAATTAGGTGCAGATTTAGTGAAATATTCGGAGATACATTGTAAATCTTCGAAGTCACCAGTTATCTTTAAGAAAGATTCATTTTGTTTTTTAATTTCTATCAATGTCGTAAATATCTTTCATGTATATGATTATGTTCATTGATTTCCAATTCTTTTATATGTTCTGCAAGTTCTTTCATTATAACAACTAATGTTTGGTCTTGACAACAATAATTATTTAATTCATCAATTATAAATTCTATATCTCTCATAATACCTCACATTCTTCATAAATTACACCACATTCATCAAACATCTCTTTACTTATCTTGAAACTTTCTTTCCAGAAATCTCCCTTACCACTAAACGGTTTATCCTTATAACCCACTACTCTAATTATACCACTCTGAATAATACCTCTAGCACAATCAGGACATGGATAAAGGCTGAAATTAAGATAAAGAGTACATCCCTTTGTACAAATCCCTGCTCTCGATGCATTATATAAAGCATTGCGTTCAGCGTGTTCGGTGTATGAATATTTTATAGGTCTTTCATGGCGACAATCAATATTGTCATTAAAACCACGACAAAATCCATTATAACCTGTAGAACGAATTTCATTATCGGGGCCGGTAATAACTGCTCCAACTTTAGTGCTTCTATCTTTTGATTTGGTAGAAACCAATTCTGCTATCTTCAAAAAATATGAATCCCAATTTGACATTTTATCTCCTTTCAAAAATGGAGGAAGGGGTGGGATTCGAACCCACGGTGCGCCTTCTGAGGGCGACACGCTAGTTTTCAAGACTAGAGGAATAAACCACTCTCTTACACCCTTCCTTATTATCTCTACGAACTTGTTTTGCAAGTTCTTTTCTTTCATGTTTTTTATAATTAATTTTGGCTTTAGAAAATTTTTTAGCCATTCAAACTCCTATTATATTTTGGGGTGAGGTTACGGAGTCGAACCGTAATATTGGAGGCCACAACTCCACGCCTTAACCATTGGGCTAACCCCACATTGGAGCCGACTGTAGGATTCGAACCTACGACCTATTGATTACAGGTCAATTGCTCTACCAACTGAGCTAAATCGGCACTATATATTTTGGTACGCCTAATAGGATTTGAACCTATGACCTAACGCTTATCAAGCGTTTGCTCTACCAGACTGAGCTATAGGCGTATGGCGGGAGAATAAGGATTCGAACCTTAATCGCATGGTTTTGGAGACCAGCATCTTACCAATTGAAATGACTCTCCCAAAAATGGTCGGGGAGGCAGGTGTCGAACCTGCATACTCTCGGTTCCAGGCCGAGTCTGTAAACCACTTTTCATCAGCTACACCCCGTTATATTATTTCTTTTTAAAAGCCTTACAACTATTTTTTCGTGATGTAAAATTTTTAGTAATCTTACATTTAGGTTTTCTATAAGAATTACAATCTTGACACCTTTCAATAGTTTCTTTACCAGTTACACCAACTGAATCACTCATTTTATCTCCTTTTAAATGGTGGAGCGGTAAGGAATCGAACCTTAATAGCCCGAAGGCAGGCGTTTTACAGACCCCAAAGTGTCCCAGCACCCACTCCAAATTGGCCCGGCTTAAAAGAATCGAACTTCTGCCCTATCGCCTTCAACGATGTGTCCTACCACTAGACGAAAACCGGATATAATTATTTATAGCAATGATTACCTTTTCTCCAGGGTTCTTCAGTCCAAGATTTCTTCTCTTTTATTTCCTTAATTAATTTAATAGATTCTACAGTTAAATCAGATAAAGCTTGATGACCTAATCTTTCATTTGAATGAATATCTTCAATATATTCGTTAGCAAGTGCTTCTGAAGCAAAGGCAATAACAGGTCTTTCTTGATAACTATCATATTCACCTTCTGATTCTATCACCAAATATATTGTTTTTTCTATCCTTTTAGTCATTATTTTTTCTCCAATTCCTGATATTTCAATATATTTTTCAAGGAATATTGCCTATTCTTAAATAGTTGAATTGTTTCAAGTAATATCTCTTCTTCCAATTTCTTCAATTGTAAAGTCTTGTTTAATTCAATAATTTTCTCATTATTTCGAATATATGTATCTAATTCTTTTTGATTAGTAATACTATAATTATATTCGAATTTATAAAAATGTAATAATTCCTGATATTTTTTATCAACAATTCTTTCTAATCGAATTAAATCCTGTTTACAATCAATATATTTTTGAAAGTAAAAATGTTGAATACTAAGATTATCATAACAGGCTTTTTGAACATCTGTTATCTTTAATTTTTCAGCTACTTCTTGTTGGAATTCTTTACTTAATATTTCCATTCCCATTCTTCTTACTCCTTAATGGACACCATTTTGGAACTTCTTTTGGTTCTTCTGAAGGCCATTCAATATATCCTGCTATCAGTTTATTTCTTTTTGCTCCACAAAGATAATCATCGGCACAACCTGCACCAATTGTCTTTTCATATTTAATTTTAGGACATTCCATACATCTATTTATCTTCAACCAAACATGCTTAGTCATTATCCACCACTCATTTTCTTTACATTTGCTTTTGGTATAACTCCTTGACCATCAACAGAAACAATTGTTGTTTCTCCTGTTTCAGTATCAACTTCTACACCTAATTTTACTTCATAAAGAGCATATGAAAATTTTTCAAGTACCTTTGGAGAAAGACCAATTTTTATACCTTCTTCATAATTAGATTCTTTATCACCATGAAGATACATATCTATAATTATCTTCTTTGGTAAAGAAGAAATTTTAGTACCACAATTACCACAAAAATTATAATAATCAGGTATTTGTTCAGAACAATTAGTACATTTTCTCATATTAAACTCCTTGTGGTTCAAAAGTATATTTTTTATAACAATATCGGCATCTCCAAATAGCTGGTGTTTCATCCCATACAAGTAATTGTATTTGTTTATATTCACCACATTGAGGACAAGGTGGAGCATACTTACATAGTAATTCCCTTCTATCGGCTAATGGGAATATTTTATTATTTAATTCCTCAATATTAATCATTATTTCATCTTTTAATCTTTCCATTTTACCACCACATTCTTCAATATCAACCATATTTTCTCCTATAATAAATACTTCCGTTGAGATGTTTATACCATAAAATTTAACTTTTGTCAAGGATTATTTATGGCTATTGAACAAAAAGAACACTATAAACATCTCCAAAATCATTATAAAGGTTATCAAATAGAAGAATTTAAAGAGGATTATATGTCTTTTAGGGCTATTATCCGAATTATTAATTCATATTTCAAGAATCCTTGTTCAACAAAAACTCATGCAATTTATAATAAGATAATTCTTCTTCATCGAGTATTTGATAGGAGATTTATAAATTTGGAATTGATAAATAATTGTGATGATGAAATCAAGAAAAGTTATTTAAAATATATTCTAAATGAATTCTTTAACACAACCAAAAAATATCGAATAGACTACTTTGAAGAACAATGGGAGAGGGATGTTGACAAACTGAAAAATTGTGATATAATGTGTAAGGTATAAGAGAATAGGAGAGAATATATGAGTAGTAAAATAAAGAAAAAGAACAACATTGATGTAACAGTAGATTACAAAAACGTAACAGAAAAATCACCAAAAATATTATTTTTAGATATCGAATCAAGTCCTAATTTAGCAACAGTCTGGTCAATCTGGAATCAAAATATCGCATTAAGTCAATTATTAGAAACATCATATACAATGTGTTGGTCTGCAAAATGGATGGGTTCAAACCATGTAATGTTTGATTCAGTCCAGAAGTCCGGTAAGGATGGAGTTATTAAATCCATCTATGCATTAATTAATGAGGCAGATATTATTATTCATTATAATGGAAAGCGTTTTGATATTCCTGTTCTCAACAGAGAATTTCTTCTTGCTAAACTTCTTCCACCTTCTCCATTCAAACAAATTGACCTTTATCAAACAGTAAAAAAGAAATTCCGATTTGTTTCAAACAAACTTGCTCATATCACAGAACAATTGGGATTTGCTGGAAAAATTCATACCACTCATAAACTTTGGTTAGATTGTATGAATGGTGATGAAAAAGCTTGGAAGGATATGGAGAAATATAATAAGAGGGATGTTACAGAATTAGAAAAACTTTACAAACGTATTCTTCCGTGGATTGAAAATCATCCAAATATGGGATTATATATGCATAAAGATAGACCAGTTTGTACAAACTGTGGTAGTCATAAGGTACAAGCAAGGGGATATCAACTCACCAAAACAATGAAATATCAGCGTTTTCAATGTCAAGATTGTGGTGCATGGTTGCGTGGTAGGAAGATGATACCACGACCAGATAACAAAGAGAATATTTTAACTCAAGTAATAACATAAAATAAACCTTGACAAAACCAAAAATAAATGGTATATTAAGGACATGAAAAATTCTAATACAGCTAAAATATCTGCACCGTCTGAAGACTGTAAAGAAGTAGGTAAAGGAATTAGATAGTTCGCTCTTACTATCTAGGAAGTGAAACATATTGTTGGATAGTTAAGGGTGCAAGTAAATATGAGGATTTACTTACTGAATTAAAGAAAATTTCAGAAGGAGTAACCTTATCTTAGATGATTATAAAAAGATTTTACGATGAAGTTTACAGAATTAATGTAACATATGTTACGAATTGTACTCTTTTAGATTTTTTAATTAAACATAAAAAAAATTTTAACATTGATATTATGAATATGTTAAATGAATTAATTGAGAAAAATCCGGGAGGTTTTCATTCTACATTTAGTAATGAATTAGGTCAAATATATTTTATATGGGTTGAAGATAAAGATGATGTACCAACATTGGTACATGAAATTTATCATATGATTAATTCAATTTTTGAAGATAGAGAAGTTCATCATGGATTACAAAATCAAGAAACATTTGCTTATTATTTAAGTTATTGGACAAAAAAATTTATTAATTCTTCTAAAAAGAAAAAGAAGAAGTGAGAATTGGAGAAAAATTTGAAATTATTATTTTTAGATATTGATGGCGTACTAGTAACTTGTAGGCATCGTAGAACTTTGAAGAAAAATTTTGATTCTTTTGACCCCGTTTGTGTTGATTATCTCAATATAATTCTACATAAAACAAATCCTTCAATTATTATAACTTCTACATGGAGATACTTATATTCATTGGTTGAATTAAAGAAACATTTTAAAACCAATGGAATTAATAATAATTTCATTCTTGGTATAACTCCACAATTGGATACAAAAGGTGGAGCAATAATACCAAGAGGAAAAGAAATTAAATCATGGTTAGAAAAGAATACTAAAGAATCTTATAAAATTTCTATACTTGATGATATTTCCGATATGGAACAATATTCACCTTTTCTTGTTCAGACAGATTTTGAAACAGGTATTAAAGAAGAACATATGAAAAGAGTAATAGAAATGTTAGGAGAAGAATAATATATGGATAAACATGGTATAATGCCCAAACACGGTGAATGGAGATTTCCAAGTTCCAGAGATTATGATATGATATTTCATTGTGCTTGTACAGAATGTGTTTTTAATATGAAAGTTCTACAACAATGTTCATCTCCTAGTACAGTTGCATTAAATTCAAATGGTGTATGTCAAATGAAACAAATTCCTCCAAGAAAACGAGATGGAGATTAATGAAAGATATTGATGTACCAATTGAAAAATGTCCTAAATGTTATTTAGGAATATATGAATCTATGATTACAGGAAGGTGGTTACTTTCCTGTAATTGTATAGATGCCATTAAATTTGTAAGACCTCATAATAAAGTTATAGAAGATGCTTGGACAAAAGAAAGACCCAAAAAAGGTGATGGATTAGATTAACTTGACAAATAAAAATATTTATGTTATAATATTATTATGAAATATTTTAAATGTATCTATTGTAAAGAAATCAAAACCGAAAATGAATTTTATCATGATAAATCAAAACTATCAGGTTATAAACCTAGATGTAAGAAATGTGATTTATTATCGAAAGGGAGCAAAACTCCCGGAGGTGTATCATCAAATGGTTTAAACATTTTACCGATTGTTATAATTCTGAAGGTTTAAATGAATTAATAATAAAAGAAGGCCATGCCGGATACGGTAGATGGTTACATTTGTTAGAAATTGTAGCCTCAAAAATGGAAAAAAATGATAAATGTTCGGTATCATATCATAAAAAGAAATGGGGAAGTTTATTAGGACTTCATCAAAAGAAGTTACAAAGTTTCTTAGAATATTGTGAAAACAATTTAGAAACTTCTGTAGAAACTTCTGAAGATATTATAACAATCTCAATTCCTAACCTATTGAAAATACGAGATAATTATACAAGTAACTTACAAGTAACTTGCAAGCAAGAAGTAGAAGTAGAAGTAGATAAAGAAGTAGATAAAGAAAAGAAAAATCAAAACCTTCAAAAAATAGTTCCGAAGACGGAACTGGTTGCTTCGCAACCAGAACATATACAAGATATAGATAAATTTGTAAAAGAGATACTAGACAAAAAGTAATTACTTTGAGGTATATTATGAATACTGTATTGGTTGGTGGTTTAAATAATGGTAAAAGAATTAGTATTGAAGATGACAAGAGATTTATTAGAATGGCATATATGGAACCATTAAATCCATTTTGGTTAGATAAAGATTCTAAACCATATATTCCTACTGGTAAAGAAAAAGATTTATTTGATTTTAATAAACCAATAGAACAACAATCAGTTAAATTTACAACAGAAATATATATGCGTCATACATTTAGAGGTATTACTAAAGATTTTGATGTGTTTGCTGAAGAACATTTATCAACAGATGATATTATAGAAAAATTAATTGATAATTATAAATTTGGTCAATATGAGGAAAGACATGAAAGAAAACGATGAAATGATTTTATTTTGGGGGTGATTCTGATATTTACTCTAATTTTTATCCTGCACCTTTTATTAGAGATAATTGGAATTGGAGTAATTCAGAACAATATTTTATGTGGAGAAAAGCACTTTACTTTCAAGATTTTGATGTAGCCGAGAAAATTAAACATACATCAAATGACCCATTGTGTTGTAAACGATTAGGTAGAAAGGTTCAAAGATTTACTGTTAATGAATGGATGAAGGTTTGTAAACCTGTTATGTTCGATGGTTGTTTTTCAAAGTTTTCTCAAAATGAAAATTTAAAGAAACAAATGCTTGATACAGGAGATAAGATTTTTGTTGAAGCATCACCATATGATAAAATATGGGGTATAGGTTTAGATGAAAATAATCCTGATGCTTTTGATATAAATAAATGGCAAGGACAAAATCTATTGGGTGTTGTTTTAAAGAATGTCAGACATGCATTGAGGCATACATTATGAGAACTTCAAGAACAATAAAGGCTATAAATGAAGTTGAATGTAGAGAAATTAAGGCTCAATATCCAAATGCTGAACTCGTTGGATGGGCATCAAATATGATACCTGAACAATGGTTTTGGATTTATAAGATTGAGGAAGGAGAGAATGACCATGCAAGAAATTGATTTGACAGATAGAATTGCTCAACCTGAAAAATTATCAAGAAAAGATTTTGTAATTAATCATCATCCTTCTCAAAGTGATATTGATTTAATAGAACAAGAAGAAAAAATTTTAATTTCAGTTGTTCTGACAAATATTATGAATGATACTTATGAAAGTATAAGAGATAGATTTCTGAAAGAATGTAATATTAAACCTTCAAATTATCATATACTTTATACATTTTTTAATCAGGGAATATCACCAGATATTATAGCAGAAAAGGCTATTGAGAATTTGATAGATAGTTGTGAAATTGATTATAATATTTGGCCTTCAAATGGGGAATTAAAAACTATTTATAATTAAGGAGAAAATAATGAGAGAGAAAACAGTAGCCAAAAAAGATGCTCCATGTCCAATTTCTATTCTTAAAAGGATGGAAGGTCAGGATTTTGAAATTTATAAACTTGACCAGAGTGTTACAAATTATGAAGTTCGTGATTATATAAAATCTGCTCGTCTTGTTCATGATAATGAAGATAATGGTTCTTATAATGTCGGTAATAATGCAAAGAAAAGGGCAAGACAACTAGTTAATGGTACTTATAAGAAAGTTCCTTGTTATAAGGTGAAAAATGTATAGTGTTAAAGCATTAGAAGATGATAAATGGATAGAAAAGATTAAAACCGATTCATTGGCAAAATCTTTGAAGGTTGTACATGACCTTATGATTAAAAAGATAAAAGCAAAATTATATGTCGGGGATTCTATGCTTTTTGCCAATTATGATGATAGATTTGGAGGTTAACTTGACAAAATTCAAATATGGTGATATAGTAGGTATAAAGAGTAACGGAGAATGGGAAAATGGTTTTTATGATGGTCTAAGAGGTAAAATAATAACATATGAAAAGCGTGATGATTCTCCCTACTATGGAATAGATAAACTTGAACACATAGTTATACCAGAAAAGTATTTAACAAAAGGAGAATAATATGGATGAAAAAATTAAATGTGGTGTAGTAATAAGTGAAAAAGAATATGAAGCCTTAAAAAAAGATTCAATATTTTTAAATGCATTAGAGGCTTGTGGTGTTGATAATTGGGAAGGATATGGAGAAGCATATAAAATGGTTCATGAAAAAGATGAAATTTGTAATGGTTTAGGTGAAGATTGTTGTGATTGTGAAGGTTGCTAATGAATTATGATTATATAAATTGTCTTATTGAAGTTATAGGAGCATTATTAATTTGTAAAAATGTTCAAGTTCTTTATAGAGATAAAATATTTAAAGGAGTATTCTTACCTACAATTGTTTTCTTTACTATGTGGGGTGTATGGAATTTATTTTATTTTCCTAGCATAAATCAACATTATTCTTTTTATGGTGGGATATTTCTTTGTTTGAGTAATCTTACATGGATTGGTTTAGTCATGTATTATAAAAGGAGAAATAAATGAAAGATAATGAATTACCTCTTTTTGATGGAAATTATAAGGATGAAGAAGAAGAAGTTTTTGAAAATTCTGTTATCATTGTAAATAGATGTAAGGAAGGAATAGAAGTTAAAATTATAAGGGATGGAGCAGAAGAAAAATTTAAAACAAAGAAACTTCGTTTGGAGAAACCGTAGAAAGGCAAAATTATGGAACAATGTAAGAAACCATCTGTCCGAATTTATGTATCAAATGAAAATTTTATGAAGTTGTTGGAGGAATATAATAATCAAGAGGCTAAACCAAAGATTATTAGTGAAGAACTAGGTGAAATTTTTATTCTTATTGTTGACAATCTAGCTAATTCCAGACAGTTCATAAATTACTCCGATGATTGGAAAGCGGAGATGAAGTCTGATGCTCTGTATAATTCAATAAAATATATTGATAAATTTGATATAACAAAATATAGAAATCCATTCGCTTATTTTACAATGATTGCTTTCAACTCTTTCAGGATGCGAATTAAGAAAGAGAAGACAACAATGTTGAAAAATGATATTATCAGAAATGAATTATTTGATGAATTTTTAGTTGAAAGTAAATTGTATGAACGCAAGACAGGTCAGGAAATGGACGATGAAGATAACCGACAATTTGTTGAAATGGATAAGATGAAGATTGATTTGGAAGATTTTGAACCTGTTAAATGTAATCTTACTGAAGAAGATTTGAAGGTTGATTAATTGAATAAAAAATTTGATTCAGAATTATATAAAGAATTTGATAAGTTCGGAAAAAATATAGCTAAAAAATATTTTTATAATCATTTTAAAATAAAATTAACTGATAATTCTGACCCATATGGTGTAGATTTAAATATTATTATTAATAATGATAAGATTATAGGAAATGTAGAAGTTGAAGTAAGAACAAATTGGAAAACTAATAATTTTCCATATTCAACATTAAATATTCCAAAAAGAAAAGAAAAATTTTTTATAAATAAATTACCTTGTTATTTTATGTCAATTAATAAAATAGGAACAAGAGCATTTTTATGTGATTCTAAAATAATTTTATTATGTAAATTTGAAGAAGTTAGAAATAAATTTGTAGGAGAAGAAGAATATTTTTATAAAGTTCCTATTGAAAAGTTATTATTAATAAATTTAGAGGAATAAATTTGAAAATACTTTTAACTGCTGATTGGCATATAGGTATTCGTGGTGACTCGGATATTTATCATAAAATTTTTGAAACATGGCTTACAAATTTTCTAGTTCCTACTATAAGAGAATATGAGGTTAAAAAATTATTCATTTTAGGTGATTTCTTTGATAATAGAAATGTAATTAATATAAAATCTTTTGATTTATCTATTTGGGCAATTGAATATTTAACAATGTCTTTTCCTGAATTGGAAGTTATATTAATTATTGGTAATCATGATATCTATTATCGAAATAGGAAGGATGTAAATTCATTACAAGCCTTCAAAAGATTTAATAGAGTTAGTATTATAGACCAAATAACTTTTACAAATTTTGAAGATAGAGATTTTTATTTAGTTCCGTGGATTACAAATGAAGAAGAATTAAAAAATTTATTTAAAAGTAAAGGTGATATTTGTTTAGGTCATTTTGAATTTAAAGGTTATGATTTTATAAATGGAGTAACTTCACATAATGGTCTTGATTTAAAAGATTTTACAGATAGATTTACTAAAGTATTTACAGGACATTTTCATTTAAGAAACGCTCCTTATGTTGGGAATCCTTTTCATATGTCTTGGGCAGATACAGAAGACCAGAAAGGTGTTACAATATTAGATACAAGAACATTAAAAGAAACCTTTGTACCTAATAATATTTCACCGATATATAAGAAAATATTTCTTTCACAATTGAAAAATAAAACGGTTTCTCTGGATATTTGTAAAAATAATTTTATAAAAGTTTATTTGGATTCAGAATATACCGATAAAATGTTAGAAACAATTGATAAAGTTATTCAGATGAAGAAACCATTATCATATTCATTTGAGGGTTTAACCGAAGATAAGTTAGAAGAAGCACAAATTAATGACTTGACAAATCCAGTAGAATCACTTATACTATGGTTGAATGATATAGAGTTAAAGAAGGGTATTGATAGAGAAAAGTTAATTACAAAAATGAATACTCTTTATAAAGGAGTAGAATAATGTCAATGATGGCTGAACCTTTTTCAAAAGGTAATTTTCAAGATGGAACAGAATTTGAATTATATAAAGATGATGAAGACGAAAACATTATTTGGTCAATTATAAAACCAATTAAAGCATGTGATTTTATTACACTTAATTTTATTAATAGTAAATCAGAGGAATAATAATGGATGAACCAGAAGAACATTATACCGAAGAAAGTTTATTAAAAGCTAAAACATTTTTGTTCATGATGTTAATTGAAAAAAATGCAGAACATAATGAATTAATGACGGCAGCAGATATTGATTTAGGATTTGCTTTATCTCATGACCCAAAAATTTTAGAAATGGTTGAAAAACTTAAAGGAGAATAAATATGTCATTAGCAGATATGAAGGCAGCATATGATTATGCTAAATTAAAAATGAATGAAGCAACACATAATGGTCAATATGAAGAAGCTGTAAAATGGGAATCAAAGATGATGGAATTAGATGCTCAAATTGAGAAATCCGTAAATCTATTGGAAGGATAATAAAAATATGATTGATGATGACGAAAGCGCAGAAGAAAAAGAAACAAAAAACGCTAGAGAAATAAATAAAATTATTCAAAAGGCAGAAAGAGTTTTTGATTTTGGTGCAGAAATATCAAACGAACATGAAAAAAATTTTGGAATTTGTTCTCATTGTAAAAATTTTATGTTTGCTGAAGCAGAATTTACGGTTATTTTTGCTAAATGTCAACAGTTTGATAATGCTCTTACACAGAAAAATGCAATCAGGAATTGTAGTTTATATGATGAAAAAGGTAGTCTTACTCTTTGGGATATGAGACAAATGGCTACATTAATTGATGATGTTAAACCAAAGAGAGAAGTTGGTTTTATTTCTCAAACTGAAACAGATGAAAAGAAGGAAAATGAAAATACAATTTGAATCTGTAATAATTAAAAATTTCCTTTCTTATGGAAATGCTGAAACAAAATTTGAATTTAACAAATCACCATTCACGGTTATTGTCGGAGAAAATGGCACAGGTAAGTCTACACTTATAGTAGATGCTCTACATTTCGCTTTATACGGTAAAATAATTAGAAAAGGTATCAAGAAGGAACAAGTTTATAATAATATTAATGGGGGTAAATGTGAAGTTACACTTTATCTATACGTCAATGGCGTACCTTATATTATTAAACGTGGTCTGAAACCAGATTATTTATCATTGATAAAGGATGGTAAAGAGCAAGATGAAAGGTCAAGTAAGGCATTAGTACAAACACAAATAGAGGAACTTATTGGTTTTGACCAGAATACATTTAAAAATATGTGTATTCTATCTTTAAATAGTTCAAAATCATTTGTGGATTTAACACCAGAAGAAACAAGAAATGTTGTAGAAAATCTTCTTGGTATTCAAATTTATTCTCAAATGCTTGAAAAATGTAAATCAGATTTAAAGGAAAATAAAGATAAGTTGAAGATTCTTGTAAAGGATTATGACCTTTATGATGGTTTGGTAAAAGATAATAGGGAGAAATTGCAGAAGGCAAATGAGTATAAAGAAACATTTGAAAAAAACAAAATAAAAACATTGATAGATTTGAATAAACAAAAAACAGAAATTGAAATAAAAAAGAATGAAAATGAAAAGAAAATAAAAGAATGGGTCGGTGTTATTCCTAATTTTGAACAAACAGGATATGATGATAAAATAATTGGATATCAAACCAAAATTGATTGGATACAATTAATTATTAATGAATGGATTTTATGTAAATATAATATTGAAAACAATATTAAAAATATAAGAAAAGAAGATTTAAATTATAAAGAAGAAATAAATAAACTTAAAGAAAAATCTATTTTTTATAATGATTCTGAAAAATGTCCTATTTGTAATTCAAAATTTACACTTAAACATAAAAAAATTGAATGTGATAAAATACAAAAAGAAATTGATAGATATGATTCAATTATAGAATTAGATAATCGCCAACTTCAAAATCTTAATGATAATCTTGATTTCTTTACTAATGAATATCAAAATTGGAGTAAATATAAAAAAGAAATAGAAAATTTACAGAAAGAAGTTTGTCAAGATAAAGAAAAGAAAAGAAAAGAGTATTTAAAAGAAATAGAAAACTATACTTCATTTAATAATGAACAATCTTTAGTCATTAATCAAAGTAGAATATTAGAAAATGATATTAATAAATATTTATTAAGAATAGAAATTATAAAAGAACAGAAAATGGAATTACAAGATTTCATTAATGAAGAAAAAGTAAAGGAATATGAAGATAAATTTAATACAATATCCAAAAGTAAAGTAGAAACTGAAGAAGAACTTTTATATCTTGAATATATGAAATTTCTTTTATCAGATGAAGGATTTAAAACAAATATCATTAAAAATGATTTGCCATTTTTGAATAGCTCTATAAATAATTACCTGAAGGACTTCGGAGTTAACTTTGGTATAAAATTTAATGAACAGTTTGAGATTCAATTAACTGGTTATTCAAAGCGTGGTTTGGATTATTATTCTCTATCGGAAGGAGAGAAAAAGAGAATTGATTTGAGTATCCTTCTTTCATTCGTTAAGTTGGCAAAGAAGAAAAATTCAATATCATGCAACATACTTGCCATAGATGAATTACTGGATAATACTTTAGATTCAATAGGTAAGGAGAACATTATCACCCTATTGACAAATATGATAAAGAGTGATATAATTGAATCTGTGTATATAATAAGTCATAATAGAAATTTGATTTTACCAAATTTCGAAAGAATTGAAGTAGTTAAAGAGGGAGAATTTTCTAAATTAAGAAGAGAGATTTCGTGACTATAACAAGGCATGACTGTGGGAAGCCATAGATTGTATAGAAAAATCATATGATAATTATATACAATCAAGATTGCGTTATGTATTAAGAATAGATTTTTCTTAATACAAAAAAGACTATGCTGGCAGGTTCCGAGAAATCGCATCCTAGTTGTAGTCACGATTATTTTAAGGAGTTTTAATGGAAGAAAAACAAATGGTAATAAAAAAGACATGGAAAGAATTTCAAGATGCTAAATTGTTATGGTGGATTAATAGAATTCTTCATACTTTTGGATGGGCTATTGTATTCGTTCAAGAAGAAGATGGAAGTATATCTGATGTATATCCGGCTAGAGTTAGATTTAGAGGATTTCATGAAAAATCTGAAGAAAAAGGATTCATTGGATTAACAGAATATCTTAAAAATAATATTGATGAATTAATTGAAGAAACTAAAGATTAAAAATGTGTCAATTGAATATAAAAACTATTTGTAGTCACAAATTATTTGGAGATTAAAATGCCTTATATGAAAATATTAAAATTGTCTGATGGATTTTGGCATATACCTGATGCAAATAGAGGTGGTAGAACAAATTGTGATTTATATATCACACCTGAAAATATACAAGATTCTATGATTCTTGGTCAAGTTCCATCGGTAAGAAAACAACCAACCAAAAATCAGGTTTGTGATATTTGTTTTAATTTCCAAAGAGAGGGATTTTAATGTCATCAATGGAATATAAAAAACTTCTCGGTGGTACAAAATTAATAGTTAATGGAATATTTGTTGGTTGGGTTTTATCAATGCCAAATGGTTTATATGGTCTTGAATTATCAAAAGATAATTTTTATATTTTTAATAAAGAATCTAGTAAAACTATTAAAAGGAGATTTCAAAAAGTGAGTAATATTATTGTAACTACAGGAAGTGTTGCTTCTGGAAAATCTACTTGGGCAAAGGACTTTATTGAAAAAATCCTAATTATGTTCGATTCAATAGAGATGATGTTCGTGCTATGCTCAATGGTGGTAATCCGTGGAAACATTTCAGAAGTGGTAATCCTGAATTACAAAATTCTGTAGAAAATACTGTTAC